GACTTGCTGGAGCCGCCCATGAAACAATTGCTCAAGGACAGGCTGAAGAAGATGGAAGAGAAGCAAGCTGAGAAAGCCGCCTCCGCTCCACCTAAGCCCCCAGGCCCACCACCCAAGGAGAAATGATGGCAACCACACCAGGCTCATCCCGCGCAGGGGTTACGCAACCCAAGGCAGACCAGCCCCGTGTGAATACATCATCTCTGCAAAGAAAAGAAGCGTCCCCCTCCTTGACATACCGTCAGGACGGGGTTAAAAACTATGCAGGGCGCAGTCAGCGTGATTACGCCCGCCGTTGACCACTAGGAGTTTTTCATGTACAAAATGGCAAAACGCGGTCGTAAGACTCGTCGGTAAGAATTGCCCGAAAGGGCGATAAAAGGGTATGGCTGCTTCCCCTGTAAAGTAAGTGGCCGCCTTGATGAAGGAGCGCATTATGCGTAAAGGTCGTAAAGGACGTAAGTCTCGCAAGTAATCAAGGGGAAACCCTTGGTTGCCTAGAGCAGCACATCATTTGGCGGTTGGATGCTAAATAACCGCCACTATTGACAAACCGTTTGTATATGGTACAAACGCGACCAAAGGAGTTAGTTATGAGTGTGCCAGAAGAGAAGTTGAGAGAGCTAATGCAAGGCAGTCGTTCTGCTGGTGCTGCTATGCCAATGCCTCCTGCTGGTGCTGGCGCTCCCCCTCCTGGTGCAATGTCGGATGCGGAAACCCCGCCTATGTCCGCACCTATGTCTACCCCCGAACCAAAGATGGGTAGCAAAGAAGGCGCAATGATTAACATCGGCATGGCAGTGGACTTGCTAGAGCAATCACTCCCAGCCCTCGGGTCAGAATCTCCAGAAGGTCAAAAGGCTTTGGCTGCTATCCGGCAATTGTCGGGCTTGATGGGGCCGCGCAAGAACAAGACCAACGAATTGCAGCAGTCTGAAATTTTGCAGATGCTACAAACACTTCCCCAGGCTGGTGGCGCATCGCCTGAGGCGAAGGCTATGTCTGCTGCGCCGATTCCAGGTATGCCACCCGCTGCTGGCGGCGGTATGCCACCCCCTTCTCCCCCACCTATGTAAGGAAATATCATGGACTTGTTCAAACCACGTGGCGCAGCGGCTCCTCGCAAACCCACTGACAACAATCAACAAAACGGCGTTATGGTCAACACCCCTCGCTTTGCTCAACTCGGCGGTCTCACTAACCCGTCGAAGCTGGGTGGAAAAATGGGCATGGCTGTACAAAAGCCTGCTGACGGCAAGCGCGTAATCTAAACAATTAGAGGGTAAAAATATGTCGCTTGAAAACATTTCTCTTGAGGCTCGTGATGAGTTAGCCGCTCTGTCCCAGATGCTGGCTGAAAATCCTGAGACTCGCAAAGACTTTCTCCGCATGACCAAAAAGGTCAAGCCGGACTTGCCAATTCCCGAACTCGACATGGAAGACTACACCCGCAAAGCTGTGGGTCAGTCTGAGCAGCGCGTTCAGCAGTTGGAAGCAAAGTTGCGGGAGCGTGACGCTGTGGAAGAACTCCAGAAGCGCCGCAACAGTCTGATGAAGAAAGGACTGATTCAGTCCGAAGGCGAGATTGAAGAAGTAGAAAAAATCATGCTTGATAAAAAAATCCATGACCATGAGACTGCGGCGCAGTACCATTCGTGGATGAAGCAGGCAGCAATTCCTACTTCTTCTGGTTACAACGCTTCACCCGTAAAGCAGTTTGATTTGAACCGTTACTGGAAGAATCCGGCTGGTGCTGCACGGCAAGAAGCTATGAATGCGTTGAACGATTTGCGTAGACCGAATCGTCCGATAGGTTTGTAAAAGAGGGTATTCTTTTGTTTATCTGTTCGTAAGGAGGCCTTATGGCTATTGGCGGCGGCATCCTACCAGCTACAGGGTCATCTCAGTTTACTGAACTGACTTACGTAACTCGTAGAGCCTTTATCCCGAAGCTGGTTGTCCAGCTTTACAACTCGACCCCGCTACTTGCGGCCCTGATTAGCAATAGTCAGCAAGCCTCTGGTGGTGTTTCTTCTATTACTGTCCCCGTCCAAGGCGCACAGTTTGTGAATGCCCAATGGTCTGACTACAGCGGCTCTTTTGCCCAACCGTCAGTCCAGCAAGGTGCTTACAACGCTGAGTTTGACTTGAAGCTGATGATTTCTCCCGTGCCGTTCCTCGGTATGGAAGGTGCAGTTCAGCAAGACGCAGCAATTATCCCGTTGATTGAAGCTCGTATGAACGATGCGACCAACGTGATGATGGACGCAATGGCAACTGCCTTGTACAACAACACCACCAACACCCAACAGTTTATCGGACTGCCTGGTGCTGTGGATGACGGTACAACTCTGCAAACCTACGGCAACATCAACCGCTCGACCTACACCTGGTGGAAGTCGAAGCAGTACGCTGCTGGTTCGGTTAACCCCACTCGTCAGAACATCCTGCAATACATCTCCGGCACTGTGAAGAACGGCGCTGAGATGCCTAGCTTTGGTGTTTGCGGCTTTGGTACTTGGACGCTGCTGGCTCAAGACTTTGTTGGTCAAGAACAGTATGTCATCACCCCAGGTTCCGGCTTTGACGGCGACAACAACGGCCCCCAGGCTGCATTCCGCGCCCTGATGGTTGCTGGTGTTCCTATCTATCCTGACCCCTACTGCCCCGAAGGCACGGTGTACTTCCTTAACACCAACTACCTCTCGCTCTACATCCATGAGCAAGGTTCGTTTGTGTTCACAGGATTTGAGTCCACTCTGCCCAACTGGCAAATTGGTTATGTTGGCGCGGTGCTGATGATTGCCGAACTGGTAAACGTCAAACCCAAGTCGATGACCAAGGTGACGGGTTACAACTACCTTTCACTGTAAGGAGTAGACAACCATGTCTTTAGCACTCAATAAAATCCTACTTGCTAACGCACCCACCAACACGGCTGGCGCGTATCTGCAAGGTGTCACTATCACCAGCATCGGCATTGGCAACACCACGCTGATGAACGCTGGTGTGTCTAGCGCACAAAACGTCCCTGCTGGTACTTACATTCTTCCTCAAACCACTAACAACGTGGCTATTGAAGTGAATGCATATACCTCTGCTGGTGCAAATGCCTGGACTACGTACATTGCAGCCAACACTGGCGGTACTGTCATTTCTGATGGATTCAACGTGCGTGCAAACGCAACTACATCTACTCAGAGCCTTACGTTGTACACATCCAATGGCGGTAACAACGCCACTGGCACGTACAACACCTAAGGAGTAGACATGAACGCAAACCATGTAGGCGCACGCTACCCAGACTCATTTGGCAATTTTGTTATTGCCACAGCACCCATTGTTCCGCTTAATGCGGTAAGCAATGCTGCTGTTGTGATGTCTGTGGTGGGAACAAACTACATAGTTCGCCGTGTCACCATCTCTAACGCAAACGCAAGTGCTGCCACCGCTAACGTAAGTATCATTACGTCCAGCGATGGCAATGCTGCCAATGCAGTTTTTGCAACAACCAAGCTCTCAAACATCACCAGCACTACAACTTTTCAAGACATTGCTCCCACCGCTAATGCCGTTTCTAACGTGTATAGCTCTGGCGCTCTGTGGGTGAAAGTTACTACTGCCAACGATGCAACTTGCGAAGTGACGGTTTACGGTGACATCGTGAATCTATGACACAGACGGTTTTTGTAACCAACCGCAGCAACACCGTACTCAGAGATGGGTACGGTGGTGTCTTTTATGAATTTGTGAAAGACAAGCCCGTAGAGGTTCCCCTCCATGTGGCGCAGCATGTGTTTGGTTATGGAAACCCCAACAAGGAAAATTTCCTTGCCCGCTTGGGATGGATTAAGTCCCACGCAGAATTAGAAACAGGATTGGAATTGCTGGCTCGGTTTGAAATCACTGAGCAGCAGCCAGAGCAGAACCGCTCCTTACCCTCGGCGGTTAGCGTAGTACCTCTGCGGATTGAAAAATCCGTGGGGGGAAAAGTTACGCAAAGGGCAGCATAAAATGGAAGCATTATGGCAACACTTACTTCCTACATATCGGAAGTCCGGCGGCTCCTGCATGATGCCAATGGTGTCTTCTGGGACAATGCTGAACTAACGGACTACATCAACAGCGCCCGTGAGCGCGTAGTTAGAGATACAGGGTGCTTACGTACCCTACAGGTTACCCAAACTCCAATTTCTTCTGGTGGCAATGTAGCCACTGCTTGGGCAGCAAGTACGCCTGTCACTGCTGGTGATTACCTGTTTTCCAACATTTTTATTTATGAAGTAACAGCCAGCGGAACCACTGACACTGTTCCACCGCCGTATCCGGCATCTGGAGCTACATTCCCGCCCACCACTCCGTTCACCAACGGCACGGCGACCATGCAGTATTCCGGCCCTGCGGAACTTATCAACTACGCAGCCATGCCCAACGGGCAATACACGCTGGATGTGATGAACATCACCCTGTACTGGGGCAACAGCCGCATCCCGTTACGCTACTTGCCGTGGAGCAACTTCAAC